AGCATTAAACATACCCTGCAAAGTCTGATACTTCTGTTGATAGGTTTCTTCATCCTCACCCGAATTTAGCTCCTCAGTCTCGGGCGGAGGTGCAACCTCAGAAACATTACTAGGAAGTGCATTTTCCTGTACGTTTGTCGAGCCATCTTCGCCCTCTCCAGGCGACGATGCACCGTCATTCTCAAGCTCCGCGTATAGTTTCTGCACTTCCTCAGTCTGCTTCCGAACCTGCTCTGGTACTGTCATTTTACGCTCCTATCGGTGTGCGTAGTTGGGCGCGGCTGCCTTTACGAGACTGTGCCGCTAGCTCAGGGGCATCTTCCAAGAGTTTTCTAAGCTCCTGCAGCACTTGGCAACGCCCCTGTGCAATTGCCGTGCTAGTTACCGTCTGCGGTAGGCGGTCAAGTTCGGTATCTGCACACCGAATCAACCAATCCTTCACAGCCGGAACATTCTGTGTAATGTGGAGGAACCCCGCTATGACACGCTCATCAGGCTGTATCATACCGCTCGTCCTGTGTTCTGGTTACTAACCTCGTTAAGCCCACCAGCGGGGTTACCGGCTTGATCAATAACTGCAGGCTGCGGGCCGGTACGCCCACCGTTAGGCGGGGCAATTGCGCTCTGCGCTTCAGTTTGGGCGAGGCGCTTATTGAAAGCAGCCTTCTCACGAGAAGGAACAACTTCATCCTCGGGCATCTGGAGACCCTTCGCAACTTCGCGAAGTATCGCAGCCCGGCCTTCCTTCCCAATAATCTCCATATCGAATTCATTGGCGGTAGCTTGGAGAAACTCAACACGCCGGGTATTAACAGTATCTTTAACTGCCAAATTAATCGCTCCGCGAGGTATAATCTGGGCATCGCCCTTGATGCTCTCATCTGGGTCATACCGCATGTTATACACAAATTGGCGATGCACAACAAGTTTTAGAACATCCGCATCAATATGCATAACAACTTGGCGAATCGATTTACCCGCATTACCCATCAACATACTAAGCCCAGAGGATGTACGACCTGCACCCTTCACATTGAGATCACCGTGCAAATAAGAAGGAATACCGGAATGCTCATCAGCAAGGAGACTAAACTTCTCATAAACCGCCATTAACGTAGAAGAATTATCATCAGGCTGGTTAAAACGCACAGCAGGGGCGGAACCACCGAGTGGATCATTGAGTACCTGCCAGATTCTCCAGGGATGCAACTGAGTGATATCCTCATTCGGAGGAATTCGCTCGAGGTTAATCTCGACTTGAGGGCCAGAAGCGATGCCCATATTGTTGATAAGCGCCCGCGCAGATGCATTACATACATTCTGAATATCCTCGATGATTTCAGGAATACCCTTACCCCACATTGCGCCAGGGCTACGAATAAAGGAAGTTATTGCATAAGGCTTCTCACCCAGGGGGTCAAAATTAAGAATCGCCTTAATTATAAAATTACCAATCATCCATACATTGGCATCATATTCCCGATCCGGGTCAACAACCTCTTCCTCGGACAAACCCCACTCAAGAAGCATACGCCCACTGACCTTGCCCCAAAATTCAAGAGCATCAAACATTTCTGTAGGACGCTGCTCCACATGGTGCTTACGCTCCAATTCCTCTTTCTGGGAAAGATCTGATTCAAGTAACCAGCTTTGCCCATTCCCAAATTCAAGGACTTCACGAATAGCCGCATCATCGTACCCAGGGACACCAAGGAGTTCCGATAAATCCATGCGAGTAAGCTGATGGTGCTCAAAAACATACCCATCCTTGATCTTTGATATGCCGGGTTCCGGGAAGAATTTAAAAGGATCAACCCGCTCAAACTCGGGACCGAGAACCTCATCTGTAACTGCGATAGTATTACCCTGATCATCGACATCCCACGTCAACTTACGCTGCCGCCGGACACAGGGGCCTTTGAGAATCGCCGCAGGAAAAGTAACTAAGTCAGTGACAAACTCGTTGAATGCCTCAGCCCATCCGCCCTCGGCAAACTGGTCAGAGATGCGAAGTTTCATCCTATTAGTACGAGTAGAAGCTTCCTGCATTATCCTGAACCGAAGTTCCTGAGCCACTACTTCGCGGAGTTCAGACACTTCTGCCGGATTAGGCGCAGTTCCTAGCTGCTCAATAAACTCCGTGACCTTCGCCCCAAGAGACTCCTCGACAATCTTATCCTGGGCTTCAGGTAAATCAGGTTCGGGAGTGGGTTCTAAATCCCACGGAGGCGACCCAGAATCCATGAGAATATCCCGCAACCAGCTCTCGGCAGCGCGGCACTTCACCTCGGTAATCATCATATATATTTCAGACCCGCCCTGAGTCTGAATACTGGACAACTTATCAGCCTCATACTCCCCGTTGCGCTGACGCAATGCTTTAAGCATCGAAGTCTCGATGGGATCTTTTGCGTGTTTCGCAGCATCCCAAGCCCGCCTCAAATATGCCCCAAGACCGAGTATAAGGGGCTGAGCCTGCCGCGCTTGTACTGCAAACCGCGCCTCTTCCTCCTCCTGCTGAACAAGGTCAGAATTACTAACTATATTGAGGAAGTTGATTCCTGCCATTATTTACGCCCAGCCATCAGTACCCCCTAGGGAAAATTGAATCACTACTACGACCATATTTCATAAATGCATACTCACGGGCTGCATCATGAGCCGCGCCATGGAGCGAAGCACCCCCGGCGACAAATTTGGAAATCCTCTGGAGAGTAGCCATGTCGGTAATATTCACACCATAATCCAGACCAGCGGCAATTGCCGCCTCGCGAATCTGACCGCCTGAGATCTCGGGACCACTGACCTTGGTTGGCTTCTTGTCGTTGCCCAGCCACATCTCGCTGGTTGGCGTAACCGATAACCCCGAGTTATCCATCTTAGGATTATCAGAGAAGCGAACGTGGTTCTTGAGATCAGGGCCTTCAGGCATTATTTAGATATCCCGGAATTTACTAGATGGCTGAGGCCGAGTAGTCATCCTACTCCCCCGCCTAGGTTGCCCCTGATTAGTATACGACTGCGCCCGCTTCTTCCGGGCCTTCGTACCCGGGTTAGCTGGCAAAGTCTTCTTCGTAATCTTGATACCCATAGGTAAACTCCCTCGACAAAAACCTCTGGAACTTCCATATACCCCAGGTAAAATTAGGATGCAACAAAAAATCCCCCCACCGTCTAGGAGACCAGTGGGGGGATTGGGGTAGTTGGTTCAACGAGGGGTCTCTAAACCAACCGCCGACCTGGGTGGTCATAAAACGTCATACCACCCCACGGGGTATCATGTCCACCCTAAAGAACTATGCCTAACAACCTCTCTTCGTTGGGAAGTAACAAACCCATCCGAGATAGACCCAATATGAAGCATGAGGTATTGCAGCGCCTCCGCAATATGAGAATGTTTATTCTTCTCGATAGCACCGGTCTTAGGATGAAACCGGTAGCCACCCATCATCGCGGACTTAAGCGCCGTGCAACTGGGATCGACAAGAAACGCAGTCTCCCCGTCCACATGACGCATGAGGTAATCGTCTACTGCACTAAGACGGGCAGTTGGATTGTTAGTCGAGGCCGGCATTACCTTAAACCCCTCAGCCCTGATAATATCCACAGCGCTACGCTCGTCTGTCTGCGCCCGTGCTATACCAGAGGGGTCAACGATAACCATAATAGGTGCGCCTGAAAATCTCTCAAAAATAATTGGTTTGAGCACAGTCCGCATAAAACGCTGCACACCCATATCAAAACTTACCGCCTCCCCCAATATAAGCGCCCGGCCACGTGAGTCACTCTGCCCAAACACCGCCGCAGGTGTGAGCCCAAGATCCATCCCAACCACGATAGGCCGAAGGCCATTAATAACAGGCTTGATAGTTTCACCAGCCATATGATAATCAGGCCTAAAATACTTATAAATAGGCTGACCTGCAGAACTAAGCCCATATTCCCCATCAATATATACACGGATATATTCTTCGCTCCGACCCCTAGTGTCATAATACCCCTCCGGTAAGTTTTTTACATTCTCCGCGTACAGACCGCGGCCACTGGGCTGCTTGAACACCGCCCACCCATTATCATTAAAGCTAGACCCATCCTCGGGACTAAGATGCTCCATCTGGTAATACCACCAAGTATCCAGCGTTGGAGGGTTAGTATCCCCCCACATCCCGAACCAGGTAGGTGGCTCATCACGGGCCGAAGGATACCGCCCAATCCGCTTAGACATGGCGTCGATGATATCAGGATGGATATCCCTGCACTCGTTGAACCACGCAAATGTCAACTCCAACGAGTTGAGGTTAGCAACATCATCGGCATCGTCCAAAGCCCTGAACATAACTTCGCACTCGACATCCCCAACTTTAAAAAAATAAGTCTTGGTAGTCCGCATATATCTCCCGCACACCCCCGGCGGGAACCAATCAAGAAAAGTTTTAACGGTGGTATCGGCCAACTGCCTGGCAGTCTCGCGCACAACTGCCGCCCGCGTCTTGCGAATCCCGTTCTTATCTGGCTTCTGCTGCCCCGCCCGGCGGATAACCTCGAATGAACTAGTGACACTCTTGCCGCTACCAACCGGCCCCATGAGGACCCGCATCTTAGCATCGCTGAGCATAAAATTCCCGCAGGTCAAACTGGGCGTGAAGTCAATATTCTCAGTCATCAATGATAAGTCT